CAAATAACAAACCCCAAACTTAACAAAGCTACTAATATTTTTTTCATTTTACAACCTCCGGTTAAAAGTTAATTATTACCATAATTCTGAATTTAATCTCATAGCCCAAATACGGTAATCATTAGAACTCGCATTACAAGCAAAAAATACATAAATATATCCATCATTACCTGAATAAAAAGTTGGAACACCACCGCTATGATCCGAAGCATAGTAGAAGTTATTGTTAGAACCTGTACCTGTCCCCCAAATTGGGGGATAAGAAGTCCAACCTACATATTTCTGCATAATATTAATCCATAATGGGGAACGTGGGTCTTCAATCCAATAAGGGTTTCCATCACGCTCAGTTCTATATGCAATCCCCCATTGACGATTTGCTTTGCTCCCCGATTGATGCCAAATTGAAGTACCTGCTACAAGAGCATAAATTCTATTTTTAAAAAGAAACATTGAAACCATATCACTATAACCTGATCTATATGACATTTTGTAACTGTAATGAGTAGCAAGTATAGAATCTTGATTAGCTTCAAATGGGCCAAAAGGTGTATTTGAATATGCCTCATGTATAGTCCAATTGTCAAGAGTTACAGAACCACCTATAGAACCATAAGTATCTTTATTACAAAATAACATTAAATATTTACTTCCATATTGGACAATAGTTGGAAATTGTTCACCCGCATCATTAGAGGGAATATTTGTCAATACAGAATCGCCTTCATCATATAGAATATTGCCATCCTCATCTATTGTCAAATAAAATAAATGTTCAGTAGCTGCTTCATCATTCGAACCCCGAACATAGGCAATATAATTATCTTCATTATTTGATTTTACGATTGCATCAATTCTTGCCGTTGTACCCCTTCCTTTAGCTGCACATGTATCTAAAATAGGCTGATCATTATTTAATATATGCCATGCGTCTGGATAAAAAATACTATCAGGATGAAATTTAACTAAACCTGTTGGTCTGTATTTATTAGGATTTGATCCTCCAACAAACATTCTTAAATACCCATCAGAATGTTTAAAAATTGGGCCTGGCATAACAAATGTTTGTCTCCAAGAGCTGCCTCCATCGGGAGCAAACAATGGCTCTTGACACCACTCCCAACCAGCAGCAAAAGGGTTGTAAATTATAACAGTATCGCCACCAGTGATTGTCCAGCTTCCCGTCATTGACGTACAATATAATTTTTTCTCTGAATAATTCCCACTATCAACTCTTACTATTTCGGTATCATCACCCGAACGATTTGGTTCGGTCCCAGTTTCTTGCCAACTATTTGTTACCAACATCGCCCAAAGAGAATCATCATCAGTAGGCGAAATTAAAGATGTACGATATGGAATCCAATTCAACACAACCTCTCTACTGGCTCCACTTCCAGAAAGACTTTGTATTACAATATAATTATTCCCAGTTAAATTGTTAAATGTTGTATCTTTATAGACACATTGTTGTAATGGAAAAATATCTTCTCCAAGCCAGAAAGGTTTTTTTATTTCAGGTATATCAAGAGTTGTTAATATTGTAGCTGAATTTTTTTTAAATGCCCCCCCTGTGTTAATTTCAACACCACTTGTGGCTGTTATTATTACCGTATCCTCTGACACAATATTTATCGTATTGGCACTTTTTACAGTGTCAACAAGTGTTACCGAAGTAATTACTTTTTTTACATCAATATTACCATAAATCCGCCTTCCGTTAATATCTCTTTGAGCAAATGAAAGCGATAGCGTTAGTAAATTTAAAGATAGTATGAAAATTAATTTTCTCATGTCATCTCCATTTTAAGTAAAAGAATCTTGTTATAAAATTTTATCAAATTATGTAATTTCAGCACCAAATAAACTAATAGTAATCGCTGAAGCAACTGAAATCTTGTAGGCAAAGTTCCCCGCTGCGTCATTCATCGGGATGTAGCAAGGTATCCGATAACTTCCTTTTGCCTCAAGAGCTTCTTCCCAAACTAATGCAGTGCTTTCATTATAAGTCGTTCCGTCATCATCGCAGAATAATGAATAAATTGCTTCTGCTTCTGTTGTATTACATAACCAGATTTCTTTGATGATAGCCGTTGTGCTTGCCCCTGGGCTATAAACAGAAACAGCATTTGTGCTATTTTCCCTTGCTTGCGTTAGTTGTTTTTCTTGAAAAGCCATTATGATTGTCCCATTAATGTTGAGTATCGCTTATAATAAGCCTCATTATCATCGGTTAGCCCGCCGTAATTAGTGGTTAGTTTCCAACGTATTGTGCCCGGATTCGTATCAGGAGCAATTACATCTGGTGGAGATTCAGCCCCGCCGGCATCAGCATCACAAAAATAAATGTAGAAATTAGACGAAATAATCACAACCGCAGCATCCTGATTATTAAGTGTCGCTCCGTCTATTGAATCAAGCGCACCATCGCCTCCACCTGTTAATGCTGTACAGAAATATGCTTTTTTAATATCCATTAGGTGTCCCTCCCACTCGTGCCAATATTTTCAGCGGCCGTATATCGAGCATTTAGTATCTCTATTTCTGCCATTGCTATATCCAACGCTGCTTGTTTACGATCCAATTTTCCATCTACCCCCCAACAAAGAGCCTCGGCTAACATTAAAATTCATGGATGTAATGCTTTATTCAAAATAGGATCAACATCGGTTGTCATCGTAGTAGGCGCTTTCAAATAAAAGACCTTCCCTTTTGTTAAGGCTGTAGTTGTAGTTAAGGGATAAATTGAGTTAGCGAAAATATAATAAAGCGGGTTAGCATCACTACCTGCTAAATAGGTATTCTCGGTTTTCTTCAATTGTTCTAAATCTTCTTCCGTTGCCCAAATAAATGAACCCGACCCGCCAATCTGGATAGCCACTTTCAAAATACCTTCTGCACCACGAAATATGGTATTGCCAATCCCACTTAACGCATAAGTTGTGCTGAAATCGAGTGTTGCTACGGATATAGTCTCTAATTCAGCCAAATAACAGTTATTAACTGATTGGGCTACTTGAATTTGTGCTTTATTAAGCATAACCATTTTCAAGACAGTTGTGAAAATAGTGGCTGCTGCATCTTCGAGTCTAAGACCCAATTCGGCAATCATGCTATTTGTTATATCTCCTGCTGCCATAACATTTCCTAAATATTTCTACCTTTTGTACCTATCCCTTCTGCAGGGGTATATTTTTCATTTAACATCTTGATCTCATTGAAAGAGGCTGTTAATGCTGCGTTTCTTCGTTCCAACTTTGCGTCCATAGCCCAACAAATGCTCTCAGATAAACTTACTATTAATGGATGCAGTGAACTATTAAGAATAGGATCAACACCAGTAGTCATAGTTGTTGGAAGTTTTAAATAAAGCACTCGACCTTTTAATAAAGTATATGAAGTAACTGAAACATAAATAGTATTAGAAAACACATAATAAAGAGGGTTGTCATCGCTGCCAACTAAATAAGGATTCTCGACTCGTTTGATTTTCTGCAAGTCCAATCTGGTAGCATAAACATAAGAACCCGATCCGCCAATTTGAACACTTACTTTCAATATCCCTTGTGATCCCCGCATAACTGGAGCAGATGTCAAGCCTGATGTTGCATAGCCAGAAGTTGCAATTCCACTCCAATCAATTGCAGTCTGCTCTACTTCTAACTCTGTCAAGTATGAATTATGAAGCATATTAGCAAGTTGTAATTGCGCTTTATTCAAAGCCTCCAGCTTAAATGTATTCGTGAAATTTATCGCGGCTGCATCTTCTAAACGAAGTCCCAACTCGTCGAGCATTAATGTAGTAATCTCACCAGGCATTAATTTGTCTCCAATTTAATATTATAAATTTCTGTTTCATTGGTTGTAGTAGTTGTATCAATAATCTCTATTTTAAAAGAATGACATCGTAATCGTATTGCCATTTTAGAAGTTATAATATTAGGACTAACTGCCAAAGTGCCAATAGTTGTTGATGAAGAACTACCATTCAGATAACATTTGACCGTTAATTCAACTGCCGATTTATAACGAATCGACACGCTTCTGATGAGACCAGTACGTCCACCTGTATCGCCTGTAATATTAAAGAATTTAGTCGCTACACAACTTCCTACCGCCTCTTCTTCTGTTATTGAATATATCTTGTCGTCAGATTCATTGAATATCATCAAGTTGTTGTTGTTATCATAAGCAATCACATCACAAGTTTTTGCTGTGTCTATTTCACGCCAGTTTTTTGTTGTAATGTTGAACGCCCATATGGAGGTGCTGGTAAATCTGTAAATAATTTCAGTGTAGATTCTGTCATATCCAACCTTAATTGCAGTCTTGTCGCTGATGGCAAGATAGATGTCGTTTATCGCTTCGCTGATTCTGTTATAGATTAATGGTGTCTCGTCTGCGGCTGCTTCAAAATTCACATCTAATCCATAAATACCATCAGTAGCGCAAAAGTAGATTATTTGCCCTACTTGAATAAATCCTTTTTTTGCCACATTGCCACGATTGAAAGAACTTTCCAATAAACGCCTCGAACTGGAGTCAGTTATATCGGGTACTTGCAGTTTGTGAATCGAACTTCGTTTGAGTATTATCAAAGAACCAAAGCTGGTAGCTAATCCTGTAATCTCGTAGCCAGTGTCATCAGTGATTTTTGTTACGTTGGAAACCGGATTTACGTCTAACTGGTCTAACTCTGAATCACTTATCCAATCGGGATGGGCTTCATTCTTCCCGCCGGGATCTAAGATGAGATTCCCCTGCCACAATTTCCCCAAGTGTATTATGGCAAACTCTCCATTGACTTTAATAGAGGGTTCATTTAAAATAGAATAAGTTGCCCCAGTAGTTAGTTCGCTATCAAAGAAGTATAAATATCTATGTAAACCACTTTCAACAAAATAGTACAGACCATTAACAACAGTAATTATTTCCCATGCCCATTGCATATTCGTAAATTCTGAAATTGTTACTGGGTAACGAACATATTTTCTATCATTTGCTGATATAACTCTTATATAAGATGGTGAAGTTCCTAATTTAAAAAGAGACCCAACCAATGCACCACTGGTATATGACTTATCACCATCTCTATCTACAAATGCAAATAAATCGCCAGCATACGCAGCAGACGATCCCTCGTGCCGCAGAGTTGCTGAACTTGGATCACCATCAACATT